TACCTGGCTCTTTAGAAGAAAAAATGGAACCCTGGTTAGTACCAATACGTGCTAATATGAGAAAGGTTTACAATAAACCAAACATTTTACAGAAAATGGAAAAGGATGAATCGATTGAATTAGTATCACTTTCACATTTTAGAGGAAGAACTTTTGAAAACTCTATATGTATTGTTGATGAGTTTCAAAACTTAACAAAACAGCAGTTACTAATGGTACTGGGTAGAGTTGGTAAAGGCTCAACTATGATTCTGTGTGGTGATAAGCAGCAAATTGATTTGAAGTTTAATAACGATTCAGCAGTACATGAAGTTCCAAAACTAAAAGGTTCTAAGTGGGTTTATGATGTGGTATTAAAAGATAATCACAGACATGAATCGTTAGATGAAATTTTAAAACTACTTACGGATTATTAATATCGGGTATATTTATAATCAGTACTAATCAACTAAGGAAATATAGTGGCAGATTACACAGGTTCATTTAGTGGCTCATTTACAGGAAGTTTACTTTCTACAAATGGGGTAATATCATCATCGGTACAAGTGGTGAGTAGTTTACCTATTGGTGTAGTATCGGGTTCATCGCAACTGCCAAGTGGCCTGATATCGGGTTCATCACAAATTGTACCAACTGATTTAACAATTGATTATTTTAATCTTACAAATTTACCTGTTACAATAACCCCATTCCAAGCAAACTCAATATTAGCCAATAGTGCTCTACGTGATAACTTTACATCAAATGTTAAGGTACGACTGAATGCTGAAAACGTAATTAGTGGTTCTCAACAGATAAAGAGTTTATTGCCGGATGGTACGGTAAGTGGTTCATCTCAATTATATGGTGATTTAGATGCAAGATATGGTAATGAATTGGGTGATGGGTTAATTAGTGGTTCATCTCAAGTAGATTTTGATGGTATCTCAAACGTTCCGAATGGGTTGGTATCATCATCAACACAAATTACAGATGTTGTTACAGATACATATATGTCAGCATCTATCGCAGCATCAGGATTTGGTGATGTTCCAGATGGTACTATATCATCATCTGCACAAATATCGGCATTGGGTTACATAACATCAGAAACCGATGCACAAACATTGAGTATAACTGGCCAACAACTTTCAATATCAAATGGTAATACTGTAACATTACCAGCTGGCGGAGCAGGCGGTGGGACTACAATATGGAATAGTGGTTCTCAAGATTCAGAAACATACCAATGGTTACAAACTCAAAATAATTTAAGAGTAACTGGTAGTTTTGATGTACTTGGTAATTTTACTGTAAATGGTAAATCAATATTCACACAAGTATCAGCATCAGATGCTGAAGCTGCTGTTATTGTGCATGGTAGATTGAAAATGTTAGAACAACAAATAGGTGACTATATCGCATCAGCATCAATACAAATTGGAAATACTAAAGATTCTATTGATTGTGGTGGATTTTTCTGATAATTTACAATATTTATAAAGGATAACTGCGATATATCGCAACTTAGATACATAATGGGATAAAAATATGGCTCAAACAATTAAACATAGAAGAGGTTCGGTAGCATCGGTAAGGAATATTACGGCCTTCGGTGAAGCAGAAATTGTAATAGGTAGTGGTTCTGTCGATTCTAAAATCGATGGTCCGTTCGTTTACATAGGTAAGCCGGGTGGTACAACTGCTGCAAACGATTATGTACCTGTTTCTAAACTATATGCTGGGGCAGGAACTCCATCAATAGTAACTGCTAACTACGGTACTACTTTAGATGGATTACCATACTACGATACAACAAATAAAAAATTATATATTCTTGGTGCTAGTGGTGATGGTACATCAGGACATACTGAGATTGTAATAACCACTGCCTCACTACAAAACTTTGATAACCACGTATCTGCTTCGGCAGCTGCTAGTGGATTTGGTAGTGGTGGAAGTGGTATCTTTGAATTAGTATCAGGAACAACGTATCGTTCATCTGATAAGAACTTACAAATATCAGGTTCTGGTGGTAAATACGCACTTGAAGTTTCAGAATCAGTTCATGCTTACAATTTTAACGCAGGAACACCAACTTCTAATGCTTGGCAAACAAACTTAGATGGTTCTTACTTCAACAACTTTGATAAAGATACGGATGTGTCAGAAATTCTAAGATTTATGGCCGGATTGTTATCATCATCGGCAGCCAACCCAACTGCAAACACAAGAACATATAGTTCGATTAGTGAAAATAAAACATTTGGTTCAACAACTGCTGCTCCTGCCGGATATGTACCACAAGATAATGATATTGCAGATGTACAATATCTAATAAACAAAGGATTCGCAGCAGAGGGGGGTACTTTATTTCCAGGTAAAACAATTTATACATCAACATCACCATTGATTTCATATACATCGGTGGCAGCCGGTTCTACAACAGTACAATCATCTGTTGATGGGCAATTATTTGGGTTAGGTGGTTTAAGTAGTGGTGCTGGTACTGAATTTAGAGTAAGTGGTTCACATGGTTTTAGTTTTTACCAATCCCAAACTGCAATTAGTGGTGATTCTGCAACAGAAACATCAGCATCATCTCAGATAATAAGTAATTCAACTTTAAATACCACATCTAATGGAATAACACTTGGTAAAATTGAGACAGTTAATCCTGCTGTAATTCCATCAGCATTCCAAGATGGTAAATTTGCATCTGTGTTCCAAAAGAATTTGGTAAACTGGACAGCACAATCGTTAACATCGGTTTCATCATCTGGTCAGTATAAAATTGATACTACAATCGGAATCGGAACGGGTTCTCAAAGTGGGTATGTTGATAAAACTGCTAGTGAGACTATTTTCTTTGCACCTATAACTACAATTAATTCAAACTTAGGTTCACAAACATTAACCGCTACAAACGTTGGTGTTACTGCACTCACCCTATCATCGGGTTCTCTATCGGGAGCACCATATATTGATGGTGGTACGTGGAGATTGACGGCAACTGCTAGTGGATTGTTTGAACCATTATACGCAGCATCTACTACTATAGTTGATACTTCAGTTGGTAGTACTACTGGATATACAATATCAAAAACATCGGGTACTGATGCGGTAAGTACTTCTGGCGGAACAATCCAAACGGCTAATGCTGTTTATAGTTCAGATGGTACATCGGTTAGAACTACATCAACCATACCATCGAGAACAGATAAAGCGCATATTAGTGCTGTGTACTCAGTTAGTGGTACGGGTGATACATTCACCGAAAGTGGGTTTAGTGATACATCATACACCCTAACGTTTAGAGGAAGAAACAGAAGTGGTACACAATCTAACCTATCAGTACAAACCGTGAACTTACATACCGCCGGTACATTTGGACAAGATGCTACTAGTGGTTCAATGGGATACTTTGGTGGTGGAACTGCATCCTCTATCTTAGATGAAAGATTTACAAACGAAACATACAGAAGAACTATTTCAAACTCAACTACATTGGGTACGTCTTGGAACTCAGAAACATTACTTACATTGGGTAATGGTGGTGATTTGCAAGTTAAGCCAGGATATTTGGTAAATCCTGAATCTACCAATGGTTATTGGTATGATGATGGTTCATATAACGCAAACCATGTTAAGTGGTATTTGAGAGAGTTTGATACAAACGCAGCTGCCGGATTAAGTGAGGTTGTAATTGATTTAAGTCCTGATACATCAGCAGATTTAACAACATTTGATGATACCACTACTGGTAAAATCGCAATTGGTATAATCTTCAGCGCAACTAACTCAGTAATCTATGATGCTGTTAAAGGTGATGGTTCATATGGTGGAACTTTAAATTCACAATCGACCGGTAACACAAATCCATTTAGTGATTCGGTTAACGTTAGAGGTGATTTCTCATCAATAACAAATTCAAGTGGTACTTTAACATTAGGATTAAGTGGCGCTGCTGGGCAAGAGATTATTCAAATAACAGGTCGGAACGATTACTACAAGGTAGACGATTTACAACCGATGAACTTACACTAACACAAGAAGCATTTACTGATGTTTTTGATTTAGGTGCTGGTGAGATTTATACCGATGATGGTTTAATCCCAACTGGTTCAACTCAATTACCATATAGTGGTTCATCACAAGATGGTGGTATCGTATCTGGTAGTGTAGTAAACCCATCGATTGAAACAGATGTTGCCGTATTGAAATATTGGTACAGACACAAACTAAGACCGGCTAAAAATGGTAATAGAGAAGTGTATTACTTTACTGAATCTGAACCAAGTTCTTTAACAGATACTGTTGGGAATGATGGTTTGATTGAAAGTGACCAATTAACAAACTTTATATCCTCTAAATACATTATAGCAACCGATTCACCAAATACAACAGAAGGTTTGCAGCCAGGATACAAAATTCAGGTATTTAAAAGTACAGCCGCTTCTGCTGGTTCGATTTCCGAAGCTGCATCAAGCCCATCGGAATTTGTATTTGATTATAAGACCGGTATTTTGACTTGGGTTGATGGTAATATACCAACATCAAACCAATACGTTTATATGACCGTTTATCAATATGTTGGTAGAACGTTACGTTCTCAAATTGATGATGGTTCAATTGGTGGTGGTGGTTCAACTGATATTTCAGCATTAAACACATTTACTGGTTCGATTCAAGCTGAAGTAGATTCTTTAACTGCCGCAACTTCATCATATCTAACATCAGTACCATCAGGAACTATTAGTGGTTCTCAACAAATTACTGACTTTGGATTTATTTCATCATCATCTGATGTAGATTTTAATAGTATTACAAATGTTCCTTCGGGATTGGTATCTGGTTCAGCTCAAATTGTTGCCGGATTGCCAGCTGGGGTAGTTAGTGGTTCAGCACAAACTTTGGCACATTTAGTTGGGCAGGATGTGACTGTACAAACGTTGATTGCTGAAACTTACATTGTTAGTTCATCTGTATCTCATATCACACAATCATTTAGTAGTGGTTCTACTATTTTTGGTGATGATATAACCGATACACATCAAATCACTGGTTCGTTATTACTATCTGGGAGCTTTTCATTTTATGAAATTGATGGTGGAAACTTCTAAATATAAAGGATTCCACAGATGGCAGCTACCAATACCATTAAATTAAAAAGAAGCAATTCACAATCTAATGTTCCAAGTTTAGGTGACTTAACATTGGGTGAACTTGCTGTCAATACATTTGATGGTAAACTATTTTTCAAAAAAGATAATGGTTCAGATTCAATTGAAACAATTGTAACCACACATGCGCAAATAACGGGTTCTATAGAGTTAACTTCAGCAGTTACATCATCATTTCAGTTAATACAAAACACAACTGGCACATCTTTAGATATGCTGACGGTTAGGGTGGCTGGTGAGGATAAAGTAACAATCAATTCTAAGGGATTACTCATAATTGAACCATCCAACACACTTCCTGATGGGGAGGTTGGTGGATTAGCTGTTAGTGGAAGTAATTTTTTCATATATTTATAATACGGAAAAGATAATTTTTAATATTTATTGTTAAACATAAAACCCCAAAAAGCGGGTATAACCAAAAAGAGGAAACAAAATGGCAGAATGGAAAAAAGTTGTCGTCTCCGGGTCGAATATATCTCAACTAAACAACGATGCTAACTATGTAGCATCGACGGGCGGTGGGATTGTATCATCATCGGCACAGGTAGACCACGACCAAACAACAAACTTTAATGCAGCAGAACACTTCCTGCAATCAGCAATTACAACCGTAGGTACGGTTACATCGGGTAACGTTGATGCGGTAGTATCAGATGCATCTTACACCGTAAAAGGTAAAGTCGAACTCGCAACATCAGCGGAAACAACTACTGGTACTAGTACAACAAGAGCAGTAACACCTGAATCATTGAAAAATGGATACCAGGGTTCAACTAATATCGATACATTAGGTACTGTAACTACTGGTAACGTAACTGCAATCTTACCAGCAGGATTACTTTCAGGTTCTGCACAATTACCAGATGCATCCACAACTGTAAAGGGTATCGTTGAATTGGCAACGACCGCAGAAACAACTACTGGTACTGATGCTACAAGAGCAGTAACACCTGATGGACTAAAGGATGGATTTAAAGGTTCTACTAATATCACAAGTGGTACAAACACTGGTGATGAACCAGATGCGTCTACAACTGTAAAGGGTATCGTTGAACTTGCAACAACTGCTGAAGTTACAGCTGGTACTTCTGCTGTATTAGCGGTAACACCACAAGGATTGCTTGATGGTTATCAGGGTAGTACTGGTATTGATACATTAGGTACTGTAACCAATGGTAATGTAGACGCAATTTTACCAGCAGGATTGCTTTCAGGTTCTGCACAATTACCAAATGCATCCACAACTGTAAAAGGTATTGTTGAATTAGCAACACAAGCAGAAACTACTACTGGTACTGATACGACAAGGGCAGTAACTCCACATGGATTAGAAAACGGCTTTAATGGTTCTTCCAATATCACAACATTGGGTACTATTGGTACTGGTGTTTGGCAAGGTTCGGCAATCTCAACTACATATAT